GTCCCCTTCCGGGGACCCTCTTTGGGTTTTCTATAACCCTGAACCGCATGTTTTGTGACGCAAACCTTCGCTTAGACCTAAGGGTCTGAAGTTAGGCTGCTTACAAGAATGAAGTCCGGCATTGCTTTTGGAACTTTAAACTGTTCCATTTAGTAGTAATGGAGTTGCATTGCAGTTCTTAACCGTATAGTCAGGATTCATAACCCTGGCTTCAGGAGTGTTTTATGACTACGAAGAATTGGACTGGATTTCTCCAGATCACACAGGATCAACACTATCAGGACGGAACTTCCTCACATAACCAGATTTCTAACTACTCGAATTTATATTCGGCAGTTGGGAGTGATCGGCCAAAGTGGCGAAGTGACGTCATAAATGGTGTTAGTGCTGTGAACCCTCTTTCTGTGTCTAAAACCGAGCGACGCCTTCACAACATGAAGACAATTTCCTCCATGATGAAGCCCGCTTCTGGCCCGTATAAAGGAAAAATTATTGAAGTCAGTGATTCGAACCCTTTGTTCGGCACTGGCTACATTGGATTTCTTCCTTCCTCATCGGGTGCATCTCTTACTGAAGCAAACAACCGCGCATCTGCTGCGATCTTCAAAGCAATCCGAGCTTCGTTTTACCAAATTTCTGGTCCAACGTTCCTTGGAGAACTGCGAGAATCGCTTCAAATGATCCGCCGTCCTGCTGCATCTCTTCAGAAATCATTCGGCGCATATATGACCAAAATCGATAAAAATCTTGGTCGTATCGGTAGACTGCCACCTTCGACTCGTTTCGTGAGAGACGGGTTGGGAAACTGGCAGCCTATTGGAAAAAATGCCAACCGAACTGAATCTGTTAGGAAGATGTTAGCGGATACGTGGCTCGAGTACAGTTTCGGATGGTCCCCTCTTGTTTCAGACATCAAGAGTGGAGCCATTGCCTTGGCACGGTTTGGTACCGACATCCGTCGTGACCATGTCAGTGCTGTAGGTGTACACGAGAACGTTACCTCTGATGCTACAAATATCCTGGCTACCGCCCCTGGAATAGTTTCACTCCATTGGACGGATCGCCATCAGATACGCGTTAGCTACAAGGTAGGGTTACAGGCGTCTATGAATGTTCCAAGTGGTACTCCTGATCGGTTGATCGAGCTCTGCGGTTTTTCTTGGCAGAACTTCGCTCCGACCGTATGGGAATTGCTACCATGGTCATTCCTAGTTGATTATTTTGTAAATATCAACAGTGTTCTGGAAGCTTATACAACTGACACCGCCAATGTAACCTGGGCGTCGAAATTTACCAAGACGGCTAGTCTAAGACGTATAGACTATCATCTTGATGTTCCGGCTACTAAGGCTATTTCTGGCGATGTCTTTGTCATGGCAAACAGACCTGACGGCGGGTATTATGAGTCTGAAGTCTCTACTGGTACAAGAACTTCGGGGTTGACGTATCCTACGTTAACTTTCAAGTTGCCAGACTTACCACGTCAAGTGGGAAATATGGCGGCTTTGTTCCTGGCCCAGGGGAGGATGCGAACTAACAGTTTTCTGTGAGTTCATAACCTGTAATTTTTTCGAAAGACCATGATCTTATGACCATGAACATTACTTCACCCATAACGGGTGGGGCACAAACTGGCTTCACATCACCGACCTATACGAACGTAGCCGATCAGGCTACGGACGTGAATATGAAACAATGGGCGGTGACTGTCGCTGGTGGAGCTGGTAATACACCGGTAACGCATTCGGCGTCTTCGCCGTTTTCAGTATCGGTTTGGAAGCCAAAAGCTTACAAGGTCTTGGGGAAACCCAATCCCGTCACTGGCCTACTTCCCAATGTGCCTATCAATGTCTACAAGGTTATCGTGCGAAAAGGCACAATTCCTCTTGCCGGACAGCCGCCTGCAATTTCCTACGTCAAAGCCGAAATTGGCATTGCTGCGGGTGCAGATACGGCATCTCCGATTGACGTCCGTGCTCTCCTGTCAGCTTTCGCTGGCGTGGTTTCCCAGCTTTCGTCGGGATCCGGAGATACGGCCGTTACCGGGCTTCTGTAGTCGATATGACCTCAGAAGGGGCCGTGGTTGTTTCGTGGCTCCTTGGTTCACTGCCTGTTGTAGTGCCTAACAAGCTCTACCTCTGGCAGCAAGCCTGGGAGCTACTAATTTTCCACCTATTGGGAGTAAGCCTATGTATGCTATTACTAGTCTTTACCAAAATCTGCTTTCTGATCTTGGACTTTCGGGACCCATTCCGCTTACAAGCGACTTGGATCTCGAGACCGCGAGGAAGAGCAGTATCGCCGGAAGCTTCACGAAGAAGTTTACTGACGATGCTGTTTGTGAACAAGCTGATGCAGTATGCCTTGACAAGTTTCTTAGTAGTAACGATTCTTGTCGGATGTATTGCTATCGGCCGGTTCATATCTTTCACGATACTGTTATCAATGAGATAAAACTCTCATTCGACGATATCGTTTATCGCGGCGAACGGCTCTCACAAATCAACCTAGCGAGCATTTCCGCTGGATTTGGTGTGGGGCCGGGCGCGAGTGTGGATTGCGAGTCGTATGATTTTTATACTAAACTCTTTAACAGTCCACTATCGCGTACCAGTGAACAGCTATACCGAGAATATCGGTGTGCCATTGTAGATACACCTTTGGTTTATCAGGCTGAGCTTCTTCGCAAGGCCCACAAAGGTGACTCCCTGGTAGCAGGTAGCCGTTTGTCTTTTGTTCCTAAAACGCGTGATGTTTCGCGAAGTATCTGTACCGAACCAACACTGAATATGCTCTTTCAGAAAGGAATCGGTGCTTATCTTGAGGAGCAACTGCGTAGAAAGTTCTCAATCGATCTTTCGAAGCAGCCAATCCTCAATCGTAAGCTGGCGCAAATTGGGTCTAAAGATGGTACCTTTGGTACCATCGATTTATCCAGCGCGTCAGACAGTATATCGATTGAGCTTGTTAGAATGTTAGTACCACCTGAATTATTTAGGTGGCTAACACTGGCTCGCTCGCCCTCTACCACTCTCCCGGATGGAAGAGAGGTTAAACTCGATATGATCTCGTCTATGGGGAATGCTTTCACGTTTCCTCTTATGACGTTGATCTTCGCTTCTCTCGTTGTGTCCTGTTACCGTGTCATGGGTATAACCCCCTGCTACGGTAGTAAGCGGAATGGGCCTCAGAACTTCGCTGTCTTTGGCGATGATATCATTGTCTTGAAAGAGACATACGACTTCATCGTTTCGACGTTGGAGATCCTCGGCTTTACCGTGAACGAAAGCAAATCGTTCAATTCAGGAGACTTCAGAGAGTCATGTGGCGGCGACTACTTCAAAGGCCATCAAATTCGTGGCATTTACTTAAAGGAGCTTTCGCATGAGTCACACGTTTACTCTGCGTTTAACCGCATCGTCCGTTGGTCGTCAAAAACGGGAATTATGTTGCCCCGCACTGCTGCTGCCCTGTGGAACACGTGTCATCCTTCTAAAAGATGGCTCGTCCCACCGAGTAGTGGTGATGCTGAGGGCTTCAAAGTTTCCGCGGATCTCCATGCTGAGCTTGCACCCAGACTTAGAGCAGCAATCCTTTCTAAGGGAAGCCGCTCTTCGTCGAAGGTTAAGGCTTTTGCACGAAGGTCTAGTAACGTCCAACGAGGATTTAGGGGCGGAAATAGCCTTGGCAGAGAGTATTATTCTCTTGTAGCCGAAGCTAAAACCTACTTTATCCCCGACGACAAGCTTGACGGGGAGGTGGTCCTAAAAGGATCACTTCCCGGGTTCATCTACAACGGACCTGGGCTCCTCGTCTCCTTACTTGGAGGTTTTATTAGGAACGGTCGGGTTTCTGTTCGTTCCGAACAGTTAAACCGGACTAGTGTGCGTCGCTTGTACAATTCCTCTTGGAATTGGACGGCCGCGTCCGACCTGAACGGTCGAGATCTATTATGGGAATTAACCATTGAGGAGTACCTGCGTGTTCCTTGCACGGACTTAAAGTCCTGCGTGGGCCCACCCTCAATGGTTGTATAATAGATCAATCTAATTAGGAATAATTAGATCGTAGGCCAACCCCCTAC